GCGTTGATTACTTTGGCTAAAGACTTCAGCCCAAAGGTGCTTGACATGAAGCGCAAAGCTCTTGCATCTAAGCTGGCAGAATATCCAGCAGACATTGTAATTGATGCATTTGGTTACATCGAGCGAAATGTCAGATTCTTCCCAACATTGGCAGAGTTTATCAACGAAGCTGGCATTGGATGGAAGTCCAAGCCACGGTTCATGTTACGTGATGAGTTGCAGAAATGCATTGATTATCAGGAGGCTGTGTGATAAAATGGATGAAGATGAAGTACAAGAAGATGACGGCCAGCCAAGCTGGGAACAAGAGTGGGAGGATTTTGGCGAAGTCTACGATGACGAGCCAACCTATATATAAATAGATGGAGGTCTATCATGGAAAGAAAAGGTTTTATCGGCGGGTCCGATATGTATTCAATCATGCGCGGCGATTGGAATACGCTATGGCATGTCAAAACTGGACGCACTCAACCAGAAAATTTGAGTAATGAGTTCAATGTACAGCTTGGTATTCGCACAGAATCATTCAACATGGAATGGCTTGCTAAGCGTACTAGCTGGGATGTAATGCCAAGCCCAGACATTATCCGCAAAAAAATATCTGGCGTTCTCTATCAAGCAAGAGCAGATGGCGTAGCTTACGACAAAAATGGCGTAGCTATGATTGTCGAGTGCAAACATACAACAAGCTACCGCAGCATGTCTGATATGTTGGAAGCATATCTACCGCAAGTACATTTGTACATGCGTTTGCATGAGTTGAAGAAAGCTGTGTTTTCCGTCATCTTTGGGAATCTATGGGAATATTGCGTAGTAGACTTTGAAGAAGACTATTGGAAAAATGTCAGCACACAAGCCTATCAATTCTGGCAAATGGTAGAGTCTGACGTTGAGCCAGTACAGAATTATGCCAACAAAGTTGATTGGTCTAACGTCAAGATTGATGGACTTATCAAGCGTGATGCAAGCAAAGACAATCAATTCATGGACGCGGCTCACAGGTTTGTGAATTATTCACAACAAGCTAAAGAACATGAAGCTGCTAAAAAAGAATTAAAGTCAATGGTAAAAGACACAGAACGTGAGGTCTACTGTGATCTATTGACTATCAAGCGTGACAAGCGCGGTGCTTGTCGCATTACAATCCACTCTGACTAGGAGGTAACAATGGCAGAGAAAAAATTATCAATCACGGATGCATTTATTGCATGGCATGCAGAAGAAGTAAAAGCCAGCAAAGATGGCAAGAACCCACACTTTCGTTCAACATATTCTACGTTAGAAGAAGTGATTGCTGCTTGCCGCAAAGCAGGTCAGCATGGCCTGACATTTACACAGCTAATCGATATGGATGATAATGGTCGCATGTTTGTCAAGACTATTGTCATGCATGTCAGTGGCGAAGTGTTGACAAGTCGCACACCCATTGTGTCACAAGACTTGACTAATCCACAAAAGATGGGGTCAGGCATTACTTATGCTAAACGCTATGGTTTGCAAGCTGCATTTGGTCTACCATCAGAAGATGACGATGGAAATAAAGCAGCAGAACCAAAAGTTTGGAAAGAACCAATGCCACACAACACCCCAAAAGACGAACCGTCAGAATACTAGGAGCAATACATGGATAACAAACTTAGCCCAAACAAAGGCAGAGTCTTTCCTATTACAGAAAAAGATGAGCAATACATTGGCAAACCAATCTTGTCAGGCAAGCTCAACATTGAATACTGGGCAAAGCACATTGATGATGCATACGAACCACGTTGTGTGCTGTTCAAGAAAGAGATAAACGGACAGCGTAAACTAGCTGTCTTTATTGAGGTTGGCTTGATGCATGATAATGGTGCCGATGTACCAGAAGGCAAGCCAAACTACGGCGGCAAAATTGGACAGCAAAACATATCCGCCTACAAAAACAAATCCCAGAATGGCTCAGACTACATGGGGCTTAGTGTCTATACACCAAACACAGACACACAGCCAGCAGAAAACAAACAAGTCATCCAGCCAGCAACAGTTGATGGAGGGACAATCGATGACGACATCCCGTTCTGATCGCACAACGACAGCCAACCCATACAAAGCAACGCCCTACAAAGTAGGCATTGTTGTTGAACACTTTGTTGAGTTTTGCTTTGCTGCCCAAAATACAGCAGAAGCAAAACTCATAGCAGAAAACAAACTGCGGAAGTTTAAAAACCCAGCACAACTACGAAGAGCAGTAATAGGCGACATACATTTTATTGAAGTAGAAGAAATTTGATGGCGCAAAAAACCTACACTGCCGAACTTACAAGCAAGCAAGTAAAACTACTGTTGCAACTTACAAAACATCCTGCATTAGCAAAAGCAGTACAGGCTAAACACGTTGTAAACCTACAATCTGTTTGCAGAAGGATAAAAGAAAAATGAATCGTGCAGATATATTATCTAAAGCACATGATGCTGTACAATCAAGAGGCAAAGACTACGGTTCACCAGCAGAAAACTTTGAACGCATTGCAGCAATCTGGTCGGCGTATGCAGACATAGAATTTAGTGTAGAGGATGTTGGCATTATGATGATGATAGTAAAGATATCACGCCTGATGGAAACACCAGCACACGAAGATAGCTGGGTAGATTTAGCTGGCTACGCTGCTATTACTGCCGAAGCGATAGCAGATAGTCAAGATAATCCGCCCCAGCTTGCGGATCAACAAAGCAATGAACCCAATTTGTAGGTGAATCAGATTGAGGGTCTATCAACTGAAAGATAGCTTGTCCAAAGTTTTGTTGATCAAAACCTTTGACCATAGCGTAAGTGTCATGGAATTTATAACCACGACATCTGGCAAGCCACGCTGTACTTTTATTTTCCACATCTTCAATCTGAGCCAAGCCCCAGTTGTGCCTGTGTCCACTTATGTACAACTCGGCATGGTTTTTAAACCTAGCCATTTTGTTTTGGGCGTGAAGCGCATTCCATTGGCTATGGCCCGACATATCGTGAGCCGCGTGTATGCGGCACTGCCGCCCATTTGGAAACCGAAGATTGACTCTAGCCTCCCAATCTTCACGAATGGTGTGACCACTAGCTATCCATTTCAACGGGTCGCCAGCACCAGACCACATGTCATGATTGCCGCCAATGAGAATAAGCGGGTTCATCTCGCCTATCAACCACTCAACTAACTTCCACGCTGTTTTGTGGGATGTGTCCTGTTCGCCGTACAATCGTCCTAGACGGCCAACCCAGTTATTCTGGTAGTCACCTACTGAACAGCCATAGATATGCGTGTGTGAAGCTATTATGGACAAATGATGCCGTAATGAATCCCAATCGCAGTAATTATCATCGATGTGTGGGTCGCCCAGCCATAATAATCCAATAGGATCGTCTGACTGCATATCAACATTATACCATCTTGTCGCATCTTTATGCGCCTTGCGCTTTTGAAAACGCAGATGAAGATGATTAACTATGTCCTCAACAGGCAAATCATCTTCTGGTATTTCTGGTAAGATATATGATTTTTGTTTTGACTTCTGTAGCTCTCGATAGAACTTACTCTTTGACATTCCCAAAGCATCTGCTGCTTTTTCTATTGTGCCAAATTCTCTGTATGCTTCTTCAATGTTATGTTTGCCCATTACATTCTAACATCATGTCACGTAAATGTTTGCCACGATGTCCTACCTGATTAAACCAAAGCGAGTCTTCCATTTCATGTGCGGCTTTATCCCACATGCGATCTTCTAATGCAGCTATAAATTTTTTGAATTGAGAAAACCGAGGCCAGCCCATATTAAATACCATTGATGCAATAACCATTTGCGCTGGCTCTGGCAAATCACGCCACCAATCCATGCGCTCATCAAGTTCCGCAAAAACAATTTTGATATCATCGTCCAGTATAACTTTGGCAGCTTCTGCTGATATTGGCATCATCATGTTATGACCATAGCCAATAGTCGGTACGCCAACTGTGTCATGATACATTTCTAAGCGCAGCCCCTCATGCTGGGCAACGAGTTCTGTAAACTTTGCTATGTTCATTTTTTAAACATCTTTGTTAACTGCTGTACACCAAAAGACGCAGCAAATACTACGCCGACGGCAGTCTTATAAAAATCTGGCATTGTGTCAAGCGCAGCAAAACCACGCTCAACAATATCCTCATTACCAGTAAAGGCTAAAATTAATGGAATACTTACAAGAATTGTTAGCCACTCGTCTTTCCACGATGATGATGAATTCTTTGCTTGTTCAAGATTCCATTCTTGTTCACCAGCAGCAACACGTTTGGCAACAGCAGCTTTAGCTTTCTGTGTTTCAACCTTGCTTTCAACCCATGAACCAGCGATGTTAGCTATCGGTGCTATCAATGCTTGCAACATATTATTTATCCCAATACAAACGCCAAAGTTTCCAACCAACATAAATAATTGACATCACCCCAAGCACTAGCGTTACCCACATATTCAAAGTGGGCAACCAAAGTGGAGCTGATACCCCACCTGTTGCTATAATAATGTCATCGGGCTTCATTATGCGTATGGACTTTCGCCAAGTAAACTTGTATTCCATGCTGCCTTTAGTTCAACAATCGTTGAAGCAGACCCAATAGCAGATGCGGCTGGGGCATCACGCAAAGCGTTCTTCTTTGTCACAGAAGCTGTCTTGGCAGATACGTCATCAGCTTCCATAGCTTTCATGTAAACTACATCTTCTGCCTCAAGCAAAGGCTTTCGCACCTGACGAATTTTTTCTCTAAACAACTCTTTAGCCTTAGTCATGTCTTCAGAGATGACTTTGCCAGACAGCGACCATGCGCCTCTAAAATCACGGTTGCTAGGCATAGATATAACTTCTGCGCTATCTATCTTATTGCCATCTTTATCAACAATATACGTTGTTACAGCCATGTCTTACTCCTATGCTGCTTTGCTTATGCGCCAAGCATTACGCCAGACGCGAGTTTCTGGTAACTGGTCTTTTCTACAAATAACCATCTTTGGGCTGTTGCCCTCATCCCACGTTGTCCACACGGACTGTGGTATGTCCTTTTGAATTAGGTATTCAATTCCTTCTTCTTCGCTCATAGCTTCGACAGGCTCTGTATTGTGCAACAAATACCCTCTGGTATGCTTCTTAAAGTCGGGTTGTGCTTCGTCTTTGGCTAGTTCCCAATAGACCCACACTGGCGGTAAGATACCGCCCTGCATAGCTGCTGCCATCCAGTTAGGGTCTGGTATAAGTATCTTAGCACACTCATCAATGCTATCTTCGTAGACCACACGGTAATCTGACTGATAGGCTTCTAGGTTTTCTTTTGCCCAGCACAGTCTGTCCCATAAGTGTGTGCCTTGAAACTTAGGTGTCTGCATTATGCTAAAGCTCCATGCGCTGTCATTGAGGAGTTAGTGCCAGCTCCATCAGCTAATGCTGAAGAATTGTCGAACTGTCTGTAAGAAATAACCGAGGCTGAATCGTTATCAACAACATCATTGCCTAAAGTGTAATGATTGCCGCCACCAGTTAAAGAGTATCCAGTTGCTGAAGCAAAGGAACTTATTATATTAGCTGCTGCGTCACCATCAGCTGTATCTGTCATGGTAGAGATGTTAAGACTGCTACTAATTGTCGGCGTACCCATAACAAACTGAATCCAAGCCTTCGCACTACCATTAACAACAAATTTTGTGTCGGTAGAATTTGGTATCGTAACAGCAGATCCACCTACTGTTTCAGTAGTAGTCGTACCCTCAATAGTATCCGCTACAATTTTCCCAGCCATTACGCTAAATCCCCAATGGTTGCAGTTGCAGTTATATCTCTGTTAGTGTTGGTTCCAGCTGCGTTAGAAGTAAAAAACTTACAATCACTTGTTGTCATTTCTGCATTGCTCCAAAGCCCCGAAAAAGCAGTTGAAACAGGTAACTCCACATAATCTGCGTTAGCCATGTTATTTGTAAACACTGTTGTCCACGCACCATCACCAGACTCATCTATGAGTGAACTTTTATTGAAGCTGTCATCAAAAGAAGGTGAACTAGCAGTGCCAATAAAATGACCCCATGATTTACACAACCCTTGCTGAAGATTAGTTGTGGTTGAGTTACCTTCACCTGTTACAGCAATAGAGCCAGCAGTGCTTACGCCAATAAGAGCGTTTGCTTTAAGTGTACTCATGCTAAGTCTCCTACAGTCATGCAATACGAGCCATTGTGGTCTTCCAAAGCCCCATTTGAACTACCGTTAGACCCGTAAAAAGTGTTAAACTTAATTGAAGATGCAGACTGAGGACTACCCCCTGATTGGTCTGAATTACTACCGCCCCTAGTAGCTCCTGAATTGCTACTACTACCGTCATTTGTGGTGTTAAAAGAACAAGTTATGATACACTTATCACTAGCACCAGATAATCCGTTAGTATAAGTGCTAGTATAATCACCTTCCGCATTATCAGTCAAAGTGCTCTGATTGAATGATCCATCTGTTGTTTGGTTAACAGCATCATAATTGACCCAATGTTTAGCGGCCTGTTGTTTAGTCAGCGTGACAGGGCTGCTACCATCACTTGCTACGATTGTATCTGCTTTAAGTGTACTCATTTAAACCACCGTATATGTTTCGCCAGAGCCAACCGTAACCGTCACACCACTATTAATTGTTATAGGGCCAGCAGACATAGCGTTTTTGCCATTCGTAATAGTGTAGTTTGTCGTAACCGTCTGACCATTTTCATAAAAGACTTGGTCTGAACCGCCGCCAGTTGCACCAGCCGCTATGCCTGTAAGGTTGCTGCCGTCAATGGCTGGCATTGTGCCTGTAAGATTGGCAGCAGGAATATTCCCTGTGCCAGTAATATTATTGTTATTTAAATCAAGATTACCGCCAAGTTGTGGAGTGGTGTCACTTACAAGGTCTGTTGATACTGTGCCAAAAGATAAATTGCCGCCGCCATCTGTTTTCAAGAACTGACCAGCAGAGCCATCTGATGTTGGATAAGACAACCCATCAAGGATGATTTTTCCAGAACCGTTTGGTGTGATGCTTATGTTGCCGTTCGATGTTGAAACAATCGAGTTGCCATTAACATCAAGATTGCCACCTAGCTGAGGAGAACTATCTGCTGCAACATCAGTTAATCCACTTGCAATGGTAATCCAAGCAGACCCATTGTAACGCTTCAACAAGTTTGTGGATGTATTGTAAAATAAATCACCAACATCTAAACTACTCGTTGGGTCAGATGAACCAACACGATATCGTTCAGCAAAACTGTTTACGCCAGAAATATTTGAGGCAACTGTAGTTACATTGGCATTATTTGTTGCAACTGTTGTTACATTGCTAGATATACCAGCTACTGTAGTTACATTACTAGAAATATTTGCAACTGAAGTAACGTTAGATGCAATCCCAGCAACTGTTGTAACATTACTTGCTACACCAGCTACTGTAGTTATATTTGAAGTTATGTCTCCAAGAGCATCAATTTCTGTAGCAAGATTAGCAAGTGCATCAAGATCAGTAACGATTGCAGATGTTGCCAACGTATTCAAGTCAGCAACCACAGCTGTAGTGCCAAGTATAGCCATGTCAGCAACTGCCTCAGCAGTTCCTAATCTTCCAATTTCGGTTGCTTTTGCAGCAACAGCACCAATATCAGAAGCATCCGCAGCAACAGCACTTACGTCACTGGCAATACCAGCTACAGTGGTAACGTTACTTGAAATGCCAGCCACAGTAGTAACATTAGCATTAATTCCAGAAACTGTTGATATTGCATTTGTTGCTGTTGTCCCATCTTGAATATCTGCAAGTGTGGCTATATCAGCAGACGCAGCAGATACAGTTTGCACATCAGTGATGCTAGGCCCAGCTTCAACAGCACCAGTAGATGCATTAAAAGCAAGAGTCTTACCTTTGCGTGTCGCAACAGCAGGAAGTGTAAGTGTTGCATCAACATCAAAATCAGTAAGACGAAGCGATCTATCAATGTCATCTTTAAGGTCTGCTTGAATAGCAATAACTTTATCTAAAGCAGTATTTAATGAACCAACATTGAAAGGCCCAGAAGAAGGGAAGTCAGTAGTTCGTTCAATATCAATGGAGCGAGTAATAACAATTTTAATATCAGCCCCAGAAGCTGCTGGCACGTTTCCAGTAGTGAAGTGGATAAACCCTGTAGTTCCTGAAGTGTGTGCGACTCTTGAGGTTGCATCATTATTATCAGCCGTTAAATAGTGTGTTGTCAGCGTTTTTAATGTGCCATCTTGATAGACATTCAAATCACCATCATCAAAGAACTCAAACGGCACAGTAAACACTTGTTGCGAATTACCATTCGTAACAGTGTATTCAATCCGTGGATCATTATCTGCTAGATTAATAGTCATTCTAGTCCCCTATCATACAAACTATAACAGCTCTACGCACATTTAATAACGTCCTGTGCCAATCATTAATTCACGCATATCGTTTTTTATCGGCAAAACACCAAGAAACGGCGCAGAATAAAATGCGCCTTGCGCTGCATCATTATAATTACCGTTTAGAAAGTCATTTGCTATTCTATAATAATCCAAACCAAGCCCAACAGGTGCGCCAAATGGTTCTGTCAAGCTATCAGCTAAACGCTCATCAGGGTCAGAAGACACAAACTTTGGCGGTATTACAAAATCTTCTGGATTGTCAGATATACCAGCAGCAACACTTAATCCCATATATCCAAGCTCTCCATAAAAACCAACAAGCCCAGAGTGATCTATGAGTCTAGCCATCATTTCTGGTGAATCTGCCCAATTTTCTTTTGCTCTTCTCCACCAAAATTTGTCTTTAATATTAAGAGAAAGATAGCTTAGACCAATCAAAGCAACTGCACCCTGTAATCTATATCTACGGTCAGGGTCTATAACAGCAGACATTATTTTATTGTTTGCGCCAAAAATAAAATTCATAAATGTAAACGGTAAAGACATTGTGCCAGATTCCATGCGAACCATCTTTACGCCATCAGATGATGCACGCTCATCAATCTCGTACAGTTTAGGAAACTTCTTTCGCATGGCTTGCGTGTATGCATTGTCTTTAATATAAGCAACACCATCCATAATAAGCGGTCTATCAAATGCTTGCCCCATAACAACAGCATTGTCTGCATGTGCTGCTGTTGCAGCTTGATAGCGGCGTAGCATGTCACGCTCTCTAGCTGTAGATGAAGGCCAAGCATCTGTATTGGCTAACAAAAAGTCATCACCTTCAGCGTTCTGTGTTGGCATGTCATTAACATAATTAGCTAGGTCTTCATCAAAGCCATATCTAAATAAATATTCTTTATCTCTTGCGTCTATTGTGCCATCAGCAAGTTGCTTAGATAGACGAATAAATTTATCATTTACAAGTATTTGATCTAAAACCTTAAGAGCAGTTGTAATGGGGCCAAGAAAGTTGGCTGTATAAAAAAACCGATTGCCAATTTCTTGCGTTCTTTCCATGCGCGTTGCTTGTACACGTTTTACACTGTCACCTAACAACTTACGCATAACAACATTGCGAGCCATGTCTAAAGCAACACCAGCATTTCTTGCTTCTTTAAACACTTGCCCTCGTGTAGTTGAGTCAAGAGCAGCCCATGACGCACGCAAAACATCTTTCATACCATGAGACAATATAATAGTACCTAAGTCAGCTATTGCATTAATACCTGCTTCACCAAGATATGTTACACCAGCCCAGAACTGAGCAAACTTTGATGATGCATTATCAAACCTATCAGGATTGCGAACAAGAGAACCCATAACTCTGTCGTATTCACCAGTAAATGCTGCACGTACATCAGCTATTTGTTCTTCAGTATTGCCATTACGACGCATTTCTTTTGCTATATCGCTAAGAACCTCATCTACATCACGACCTTCATAAGCACGATGAAATTCTATCTTACGACCAGCACGTTCTGCATAAGTGTAAAAAACATCCATGTTCTTGACCATAAAGTCATTGATCATGTGTTCATCTATATCTGTTTTGCGCTTACGTAAATGTTTAGAATTGCCAGCGACACCAGTAGGACGAGCATCTTCTAAATCATCAGCAGACTCTTCCATAATTCTACGTAATGTATTAGCAGCAGATTCCTCTGCTTGTTCTGGGGCCATGCCTTTAGCAATATAATGTTTAGTAAAAATATTTTGCAAGTTAGCACGCTCTGTTGGGTCTTTTAATTTTAGCTTGTCGTAATAAATGGAAAACACATAATTTTTGCGTGTAGGGCTATCAAGCAAATCTTGTAATTTGACAATGCGAACATCAATGTCATCCATTTCATCGCCAAGAGTTGCTAACTTGCTCGCTTGTTTTTTAGACTGACTACCGCGTGCTTTTACATTATCTTCAATATCTGCAACAAGTTGAGCCTTTTTAGCTTTAGCTGCTTGTAGTCTAGTAACCTCTGCATTAATTCTTGCATCATCCATAAGCAAACCAACATCACGAAAATCTGCATCAAATTTTTGATAAAAATCTCTAATAAGAGTTGCTGCTTGTTTCTGTTGATTATCCATAGCATTAGCACCAAAACGTGGTGTAGGTGCAGTAGAGTCAATATATTTTGTTATTGTATCTTCAATCCAATTATCAAAGTCTTTATTGAACGGATTAAAATCTGCTGCGTATGCACCAAAAACTTGTCTTGCTTTCTTGCGTCTACCATTAGTTATTGATTGTATATGCAAATCACGAAGACGCTCTTCTAACTGACGAGCAATGCCAGTATATACAAATGAGCGTTGATACACAGATTGTGTGCCACCTTCAGTTCCTTGCCCACGCAAACCAATAGAAGAGTTGTAAGCAAGTTTAGTTAGCTTTTCTTTGATGCCAGCACCCAACCATTTCTTGTTAAGTAGACGTTGTATGGGCGAGCCAAAAGGATTGACTGACTTTGGATTATATTTATCTTCTGGATTGATTTTGAGTTCACCAGTTTCAGAATCAACAAATTGTGCTGGTCTTTCACCTTTTGCATGTTGTCCTGACTTGCGTACAGTAGAGCGCAAGAATGGCATAATGTGTGGCGCACCTTTGATGACTGGCCCTAACGCCGTTGATAGTGCTGTTGTTGCGGCAATATTCCACGCTGCTTCCCATTCCTCATCAGCTACAGCAAATGGCGCACGCCTTGCTTCTGACGCAACACCATAAGCAAAACCAGCAGTACCTAACCTACCAGCAGCAGACAAAGCTGTTGCACCAAGACGAGTTACATTTAGCATAGGAACAAAAGCGGTAAAGAACAGTGGGTCAGCAAAACCAGAAGCAAGACTAGCAGTAAATGCACCACGCTCTAGATTACTACGTCTATCCAAAACATTTTGCACTCTTTGTTCTAAGAACCGCAGATGCTCTAAATCTTTTGCTCTTGCTAAGTCATCAAAGTATGGCAGATACTTATCTTGCACATGGTCTTCAATCTTAAAAGATGGGTCAAAACCTCTTTCACCAAACCGATATTCTTCTTGCACAGTTTCAATAAGAGGCATGTTGTTGTAAGCAACGCCAGAAGAAAATGTCTGCCACCAAGTAGGCGTTGTCTCATAACGCATTTCGTTTGGCACAGGTATAAGAAAATCTTTGCGTGTAGGTTCAAGTTCAATCATGGAACCATCACATCCGGTGTTACTCCACCAGTACCTTGCTGTGATTGCTGATACCTGTCAGCAGCAGCACGCAAATCTGTAATGTGGTCATTCTGTGACTTTTGATAAGCAAGCTCCATAGCTCTAGAAACAGCCATACCACCTACAACAAGCGGTCTGTTGTTGCGCATAATAGGAGAACCATCTGTCTTAACGACATAATAATATGGCATCTGTGTGCCGCCTCGTGGGTCTGGAATCAGCTTAACACGGCCACTCTTTAGCGTAAGTGATGGATCAATAGCATTTAGTGCTGCGTCAACATGTAATTCAAAGGTAGGATAGTATGCACCATATCTAGCTTCTGGCGAATAACGTGATGTTGCATCAGCATCACCAGTTGGTGAATAGATATGTTTTGACTTAGCAAATATCTTATTCTTTGATTGATTTAAAATATCTTTTGTCTTTGCTGAACCGTGTGTGTAAAGCAGAACAGGAATCAAATCTTGGAAGAAAGCTATCTCTTCTCCTGACTTCGCTCCTGTTTTATTCATAAATGTGTCCATAGTATCACTACCCATAATGCGCTTCACCGCATCGCCACGTTCATTAGAAGACATGCGCATAAACTCTGCACGTTTTACAGCAAATGTATTTAAATCCATTGATTGCAACGAGCCTGAGTAGGTACGCAATGCTTCCATCTTTACAATGGTTTGATCATCGAGGCTGCGTGATGTAAACACACCATTCTGGAATGTCATGTTTTCATACAAGCTAAGAAGTTGATCTGCTTTACCTGATGCAATAGCCATATCATACAAAGCATCATCTTCAAAAATATCACGCAACGGCTTTGGCAAAGGCGAATTACTCATTGCAAGTTGTTCTAAGAGTGTCGTCTGATTATCAAAAAAGTTTAAATCAGTGCCAAGTCTATTGACAATATCTGCACCACTCTTAATCCCTTGCTCTTGTAGTAACTGTTCTGAACGAGCGGTAGACAAAACACCACCTGCTTGGAAGTGATTGAGCGACACAGCGTTTTGGAAACGTGTCTTGTTAGTGTTGAATATCTTTTCTCTGTCATTTGCGTATGTACGCAATTCAGTTTTTAATTTACTTCGTACAGCAGCCATATCAGGGTTAGCTGCAAAACTTTGCGTAAATCCTATTTGCTCTAGCTTTTGTCTAGTATCAGCAGGTAAGTCTTGCATTGTTTCTGGTGATTCAAGAACAGATAACATACTACGCAAAAGGTCTTGCTCTTGATTATAGTCAGAATATGGATTCAAACTAATCATATAATCAGCAGCAATTTTACTGGCAATATTTTTTATTCTGCCACCATGATATGCAAGTTTAACTGCGTTACGCAGTTCTGTTTGCTTGCCAAGTTCAAGTCTATTGCCATGCAAATCAATAAACTCATTTATGCTTGCTTCAATTCTTTCGCGAACAACGTCAAGATTTGTTGTTGTTGCAGGGCCTCCTATTTCAGAACCCCCTACAACTACTTCTTGTGACCCAGTATCTGATGCTGCGAGCGCAGACATATATGCTATAGCTTCATCAAGTTCTGCTGCTTTGTTTTTAAAATCTTTTTTCATAGCTGTATCGTATGCTTTGACACGAATATCAGTTAAGTGTTCAGCTATAGTTGGAGCAGATATTTCTTCTATATATGCTTTATATCTTGGATTTAGCTCAGTTGTTTTCTTAACCCAACCGTCCATATCAACATCAAATTGATCTGCTGTAGCAGGGCTACCATCATCACGTACTCTTGCTTGCTTTGCTTTGCTCAACAAATCAAGTTTAATTGCTGTTTGATATTTAGAATCTACAAGGCTTTTTGCAGTACGTTTCGCAACAGGAGACATTGCATCTGGAATAGGTTTGTATTCAACAATGCCATCTTCATTACGTGTTTGTAACTGTACTGCATACTCACGACCAACCTCTTGTTGTTCAGCCACAGCAAGTTTATATCCTTGTTCCGCAAGACTGTATCCAGTTTGCTGTAAAGATTGCGCCGCTCTTGCACCAGCCATACTTGGTTGCACAATACCAATGGGCGATACAAGAGGTGTTTGCACTTGGAACTTTTTAATAGCCATCAATCAATAGTCCCTGTTGGTGTAATCTGATACATTTTTGTGCCAGCATTAAGAAAGTTTTGCATTGTTTTATTTCTGGCAGAGCGTCTTGCTGCATCTCTATCCATACGTGCTTGGTCTGCTGCCATAGCAAATCTCGCCTGTTGACCAAGCGACCTAATTCTAGAAGCGTCCATACCCATTCTTGCTTTATCTTCCGCGCTTTTTCTTATAGCTTTTATAGAACGATCTTGTCTTGCTGTTGTAAGAATTACTGATTGTTCGTATTCATTAAATGCAGATACCCTAGCATTGTGATCTTGTAACGCACCAAGTTGTGAGCGTTTCATTTCTTCATAATTTTGGCGTTCACGAGAATTAGCTGCACCTACAAGAGCAGCTTTTTCATCTTGTATTCCTTGTTGAGTAAGCAGAAAACCTGCACCTATTAATGCAATATCCAACATTAAAATGCCACCTCAATAACCATACCGTTGATTTGCAAATCTAACGGTGCTGACTGTGATATAGTTACCCGTGGGTCTTTACTAAAACCCAACGGCCTAAATTCCTCTTTACCTGTTTGTTTAACACGAGGTTGTGAAGGATCAAAGTTTACGTTACGAATAATCATATCGGTTCCATTAACAGAAACAGATAGCGTGTCGTTAAGGTCAAGATCAACTAACGAAAGTCTACGTGGCCTTGCAGTCAAAGGCCCACCTTGTACAGCAGCATCAATAGGCAGTGTCTTTAATTCTGGTGTAAACTTGTAACCAATCTCAGCAGACGTAGACGTTGCATCAACAGCAGACACATCTGCATTGCTACTAGCAACAGTAAATGAGCCTAAGTATTCTGTACCTTCAACAACATCAACAGATGCACCATTAGCAAACACAGAAGATACATTAAAGACACCAGCAGTTCCTGTATAATCTTTACTGCAATCAAGCTGAAAGTCAGTATCAAACTGTTCAAGATATAGCTTTGTTGTGCCATCACCTTGGTCACGCGACACAACAGCAAACAAGTTATTATCTGTAGACCCAACAGAAACGTAGTTACCGTTTGTTGTCCAGTTCATCCAACCTAACTTCTTTTCGTTACGAATGTGGTAGAATACAGATATGTTACCATCACCATTCAAAAAGAAGCCATAAGCCCCAGACCTATTTAAAGAGCCTTTAACGACCGCTAGTTGCTTTGGATTGTTTATAAGGTGGGAAGATAGCAAAGACACCTGTGCGCCAACGTAAGCCCCTTCAGAATCCGTAAACACAAACTCTCTAACAGCAGTACCAGTTGACTGCACAAACAATGTTGCACCATCAATAGATTGCGGTCTAACAAAGCCAGTACCGAATGGAGTCTGCGCAGATATTTTTGCATTAGCTGGTGTTAATGGCTGCGTTGTAGAACTAGGCAGAAAAAACTCACCTTGCGATGCAAACACTTGCAAGTCTCTGTTTGATACCAAATGACGAATACGATTTGTTACACCAGCAGCAACATCTAAATCTATAGCATCTGTATCTTCGCCCTTGCCAACATCAAAGTTAAAATACTCTGCTGTTTTAGAACTCCATATACCATCAGGTTGACTATCAGTACCGCCAAACCAAAGACGATTTTCATGAAATGTTATAGCGGATGGAAAGCCACGAAATGTAGAGTATGATTGTTCAAACCATTCTGTAGTAGCTGCTGTTGATTCTATTGTAACAGAACCGCCACCAATATCCTCTAATGAAGCACTAGCACCAGCAGTCACCTCATATTTATTTTCATCAATAATACGAGATATTGTTCTTGTACCATTTATATTCGATGCTGATATACCACCTACACCACCAGCATTTGCAATAGTAACAGAAGCACCAGACGCAAGACCATGATTTACATGTGCAATCTCTATTGCAGAAACATCTTTTTTTGTTTTGATGGCATCAATATCTAATTGTTTTTGTATTGTGCCTTTAATATTACCAGTAACATTTTGTGCATCTGTAAAACCAGTTATAACAACTTCAGTCTCACCAATAAGCAATCTTGTGCCAACTTGTGCGCTATTAAAATAATCAGCACTTGTTGTAAAGGTTCTGCCTGTTCCAGATGTATGAGATGGAGTTATAGTTACACCAGCACTTTGAAAATTATAATATGGCTGAAAGGTTTTGTTGCCATCTAATGATGTTTCAAAAGCGTACTGTTCACGCACAAATGTATCCAATGCTGTACGTTTTAATATAACAGGGAAAAAATCTGAATGACAAAAGAACATAAAGTCACCAGATTGAGCAAATGTAATCTGTGGTATGCGTGCGCTTGTAAATTCAGAAAAGGCAACAGTTGCACTTAATGACACCGCACCAGTAGTAGGATTAATAAAAAATGCATCAACATTTCCATTACGAAGGGCAATAATATATTTCTCATCGTCTGAAAAAACAAACGGCTCAATCCTTATCTGTTGCGTTAAGGTACTATCGTAAGTATCTGAAAACTTATGAATAAACTTCGAGCCGGGCCTTTTTATGACACCGCCTTCAGCACGTATAAAAAAGTTAGTAACTTTTTCGGCAGCATTTTGATAAACCTGAGAGTCAGTCCTTGATGTTAAAGAAGGGCTGATTTCACCAAAAGAAAAGTTGTTTAAAGGTACACGGACGCGTGCCATTAACTTCTCCTTTCAGTAATGAACCTCGATGTTGTCAGCTTGCGTGTTGTTTGTTGTTGTGCATCAAGTGTTTTGGCTTGTTGCATTAACAACTGAGCTTTACGTTCCATCATTTGAGCCATTTGTTCATCTCTGGCAATAGCTAACGCAAAACTTGCAGCCAAAGAATATTGAACAGCTAATGTAAAGTAACTTGGGAAATCTGTTTCTCTTGCACGAAAAGTATAATCAATAATTAAAGTTGATGTACTAGACTCATCACAAAATATCTTATCGCCATATATTGTGTACGCAATAAGTTGATCATCAATAGTGACAGCATGAACCATTAAATTATCTGATGGTATTTGATAAGCAGCATCAAAACGACCAGTTGGCTCATTTGTCAATCTATTTAACTGTGCCTGATTTGTGGCAAAACGCCATCGTGTTGTACACAATGCTGTACGTACAGTATCTTCATAAATATTATCTGCAACCAATGCTTCTGTACTGTCTGCAGAAAACGAAGTAATAGGATTCGCGCCAATAAGTATCAGGGCACGAGACGCAATATCAATATCTGAATTAGCTACACTACTCATTTGGTTATGGGGGGCCAAAGCCCCCCACTTCCTTAGTCAGAGTCTGAGACTGTCAGAGCAGTTCCGTCTGCAATATCGACAACAGTGCCAGTATTGGACAGAACAACAGAAATGCCCATAGTAGGAGCATCAGAGTCATAGACAAAAATAACATCACCAACATTCATCATGTCAGCAGCGTCATTAAAGTAGCCAGATACACGGACTGCTGTCAGTGCATCTGTTGAGGTGTAGAACCACAGATTGTGACCGCCACCAGTAGCCATATTAGTTAGGCCAGAAGCTGAATAAGCCATGCTCTACTCCCTATGTGTTGTTATCAAGGACTTCATAGATACCATTGTCATCAATAACAGTAGCACCCATTGACATCATTGAAGTTGCAAGGTGTGCAGCTTTTTGCGGCACATAATTAATTTCAGTTTGAACATCTGAGTTGATGCCCAAGCCGACAGCAGATGTGTGGTAAGCCATGTTCTTACCAGCAGTAATTGCTGATGTAGAAAAAATCTTGAAGCCAAGAAATTCTTTCATGGTCATGCCACCTGCGTATGGCAGGTTCTGTTCACCAACAAAATCGCTTGAAGCAAATTCAGTAATCAAGAACAGATCAGCATATCCTTTTGGATGCATAGCCAAGAAACGGCCACCATCTTCTGGGATATTTGCAGAGCCAAATGTTTCAAACAATGACAACAAATCTGCTTTTTCAAGAGCAGATGATGTGTCATGAATTTGAGTTGAATTAGCACCTGCGTCCATTGCAGTATAAAGAATCTCGTCAGTCTTACGACCAAGAGCAGCAGCAGCAGATTGTGCTACAGCTTGACGTTCATCAATATTAGTCTTTAATTCATCGAGCTTGTCGATGTATTCAGCCGCGTAATGGTCAGCCATAGTTGCCTCAACCTGTGTGTGGGTGAGTTCCATAGCGGTAATGTCACCATTGCGTGACTTTGTAGAAGCAGAACCAGTACCGATTTTTTGGAAGCGAACAGTGCTACCAGCAACATTGCCAACTGTGCGTACAGTGTTACGCAACTTTGAACCCATGCGCTGATAAGCCATGTGAACTTCTGACTCGAACTGCTTGATAAATGCGACATCAATAGTATTCGCCATTTTATCAGTCCTTTCAAAAGAGGTTTACGTTTACGACACAGTTGTCCGTAACATCGCGTCAATCGGTTATCCCGCAGGGCCGTCAGCTAGAAACAGGCTGTACTATTCAAATCTCACTTCTATATCACGTTGGCAACGCACAAAACGTAAACAATGATAACCATTTATAACGGTAGGTTGATTTGAAAATGAATATCCTAACCAATCAAGCCATTTGATAGTACGTTCATGTTCAATAGGCACAAGATTTTCTACCCAATCATATTGGTCACAAAGCCAATTTGACATTAATTTTGATGTTTTTAAAAATTTTCGTGGTATATCATCCAACACAGAAGAACCTAGCATCCATATATGACCAGATGTAAGGTCTTGTTTATTCTCAAAAGGAAATACACCAAACATACAAACAGGTTCATCTTTATACAAACCTGTCCATGTTCTTGCATGTTTGCTAGATAAAGGTACGTGGAGCGCACGCCACGGTGTTGCGCCGTGAATCATGCACTCCCGTATATCGGTGTCTCGAAGATGATGTTGTAGATATCCAGCATGTTCTATCGTTGCCGTTACAATCTTAACATCACCATCTTCATGGAAGGCGTTAATTGAAGACTTTGGAAAAACCTGCTTGGACTTCCTTGACATAGGCTGGGTCTCTTTTTGCTGGATTCCAATAACGCTCATCAGTCATCATAGAGCGCAGTTTATCTTCTGTTATTGCAGTAGGTAAACCTGCATCAGCAGACATTTGCGCACCACCTACCTTAGACATAATAAACTCAAGAGCCTCAATGCCCTTTGCTGTTTGCCCAATCTGCAAGATAGCATCAGCATGTTCTTCTGGAAAAAATTTATTTGCCCACAAGTCAACAGCTTCAATGCGTGCATCAGCATTGTCACCAAGATTAGCACGTTCTTGTTCCAAGTCAGGTGTTTGTGATTTTATAAAATCTGCATATTGTGCTATGCCAGATTCAAACTCTTCTTGGCTATACGCGTTT